CTAGGACCCAGGGGACTTATTAATTGCTGCAAGAATATATAAATTTTAAATTATTTAGTAACCTATTGTATTCGCGTGGCAACCTATCATTGATGTTCATGCTGCGTTCAAGAATATAATGTTAATATTGGATATTTTATTAAAAAGGTGTGCACCTATAGTATAATTTATGCTGACGCCTCTAGATTATAAAAATGTTCAGTACGCTTTTGTTTATATACAATTGTTATATTAATTTGTTTCTAAGTTTTAGAAGGTAGCTTTTGTAAACCATTATTAGCAAATATGAAAATACACACAGCAATTGAAGACAACGTTTTATTCGACATTAGTTCTTATATTAAGAACCAAGGGATTAAGAGCATTAAGGATTTATTTGCCAACACTCCAATCGATCCCCAACGATTGGATGTGGACAAGATATATGAGAATTCTAAGTTAGATCTCGTGATTCGCTTGCAAACTGAAGAGTTGCGAGATCAAGACTTGACTACTTCATTGTTACAGATGAAGTCTATGAGAGAAAAAGCTACTAAATCAAGTATTGAATTAACTTGGCAGCTATATACACATTTAGCGAGGATATCGGATGATGATGTATTTAGGGAATTTCTAATAAGAGGTTTGCCTATATGGCATCAAGATACTTCTGGTAGAAGGATGCATGCTGTTATGCGATTTATATTTTATACAGTGTATATACGTTTAGCTCCTCTACAACACAAAAATTTACATTTCGACAATTTCATTTTATTGCATAATGATAGTAGCATTTACGATGCCGCTTCTGAATTAATTAATAACAAAAAATATAAAAAACAATATAAAAAATCAAAAAAATTACAAAAGACACTATTGGGGAATAGTGGGATAAAAAATTACAAAAATTTAAAAAATCTAAAAAAAATAATATTTTCTTTATTTACGATCTTGTCGATCTGGAATTTTTTGTTAAAGATGCGAAATTTGTAAGTTTTCTTACTGAAATCGTGTCTTATAATAATTTGAATTACACTCTCAATGAAGCAGTCGGTAACTTCTTAGCCTTGAGAAAGGTTATGAAGGCAGGTGACAGAGTACTTGAGAGACAAGGTATGTTTGATAGTGATCATCGGGTTAGCGCTGATTTCAATGTTAAACTGCCTGAGGTCGAAGTGAATGGTCTGCCTGAGATGTTAGGTCTTTCAGGTAAACCATTCATTCGTGCCACTTATCCAAGTGGGCCTTCTGGTTCTAATGATAATAGGACTCCTATTACAGCCTTAGAAAGGGTTGAACATAGGGATTCTGATAGTGATTCATACAATACTGCACCTGAGTATCACACACC